ATGCCTGCGAAGGCGTTTCGGCGGGTCGGAGACGGCAAGGAAATCGCCCGCGATCATCCGGCGCACGAGCTCGTGCATGGCATGGCGAACCCCTGGACAACGGCTCGCGCCCTGCGCCGCCAGATGACGGTGGACGCCATATTCCACGGCGACGGTTACGCGCTCACCACTCGCCGGGCGGACGGTTCGGCGATGGAGATTCACCGGCTCGATCCGCGCGCCGTCGAGCGCAAAGTCCGCAGCGACGGCGAACCCTTCTACATCTACCGCACGCAGGCCGGCGCTCATGAGATCGCGCACGGCGACGTGCTCCGCATTTCGGCCCCCTCCCTCGATGGCGAACGCGGCTATCCAGTCATCGGATCGGCGCGCGAGTCCATCGGGCTCGCGATCTCCATGGAGAGGCATTTCGCCCGCTCTCTACGGAAGGGCTTCAAACCCTCCGCTTCCCTCACACTCCCCGGCAAGCTTTCCGAGCCCTCGGCCGAACGGCTCAAGAAGGCGCGCTCCTCCGAGGCGACCGGAGAGGGCTCCGGCGGTCTCACCATCTGGGAAGAAGGGGCGAAGCTCACTATCCACGAGCTCACGTCGACCGATCAGCAGTTCATCCAGAACCGCGAGTTCCAGATCGTCGAGATCGCACGCGCTTTCGGCATCCCGCCCGTGCTCCTGGGGGATCTCAGCAGCGCCACCTTCAAGAACGTTGAGGAGCTCGGCCGTCAGTTCGCGACCTACACGCTCGGCCATTGGCTGACTGAATGGGAGGACGCTTACCAGACGACGCTCATTGCTCCCGAGGAGCGCGGCGACATCTTCGTCGACTTCACCTTGGACGCGCTCCTTGCGGCGGACCTCGCCACGCGCGCCGAGGCTTACGCCAAGCAGATCGCGGCGCGCGTGCTCTCCCCCAACGAAGCCCGCGCGATGGAGAACCGCCCCGGCTTCAACGGCGGCGACAAGTTCGTGAACCCCTACACCACGTCGGCGCACGCCGCCCCTGAGCCGGAGGCCGGCCAGTGAGCCCGCACGCCGCGTTCTTCGGCGACGCCGAGCGCACCTTCGCCCTGACGCCGGCGCTCCTCGTCGAGTTCGAGCGCCTCGTCGGCGCGGGAGCATGGGGAACCGCGCGCCGCATGTTCGCCAGCGAGGCGACCACCACCGAAGTTCGCGAGACCATCCGCCTCGGCCTCATCGGCGGCGGCGAGACTCCGAAGCGGGCCGCCGAGCTCGTCGAGACCTACGCCGGCGCGACGCCGTTCGCGGAGCTCTACGCGCTCGCCGGCGACATCATGACCGCCGCCATGCTCGGCACTCCCGAACAGGAGCCCGCCGATGCAGCGGCTTGAGATCAAGGCCGCGCTCGCGGTCGACGACGCCGGCGAGATCACCGGCAACGCTTGGCCGTTCGGCACGCCTGACCGCGTGAACGACGTCATCACCAAGGGCGCGTTCGCCTCGGCCGCCCTCCCGCTCCCGATGCTCTACGCGCATGACCCGCGCGACGTGATCGGCGTTTGGGAGAGCGCCACGGAAACCGACGCCGGCCTGGAGGTAAAGGGCCGGCTCCTCGTCGACGACGTTGCGAGGGCTCGCGAGGTCCGCGCGATGATCCGCGCCGGCGCGCTCGGCGGCCTCTCGATCGGCTTCGGCATCCGCAAGGCCGCGCCCCGCCGCGGCGGCGGCCGCACCATCACCGACCTCGACCTCCGCGAGATCAGCGTCGTCTCGATCCCCTCCCATCCCCGCGCACGGATCACCGGCGCGAAGGACGCAGCGGAAGCCATTGCGCTCGCCGATGCGATCAACCGGGCCGCTGCGGCCTTCCGTTCCTAAGGAGAACTACCCCCTTGAGCTACCACTACCCCCCGCATGACTTCGTGCTGAAGGACGCCGGCGACGCCGACGTGTCGGCCGACGTCACCAAGGCCCTGGAGACCCTCCAGGGCGACGTGCTCGCCCGCATCGAAGCGGCCGAGAAGAAGGCCGCCGACCGCCTGGAGGCCCTGGAGAAGAAGGCCGCGCGTCCGGCTCCGGCCAACGGCGCTTCGGACGGCGAGACCGTCGAGAAGGCGCTGACCTCCTACATCCGTTCCGGCGACGACACCGAGCTCAAGGCTCTCTCGATCACTGGCGCTGGCGCGACCGGCGGTGTGCTTGCCCCGCCGCAGTTCGGCACCTCCATTCTGGAGAAGGTTCGCGAGGTCTCGCCGATCCGCGCGCTTGCTCCCGCGATCACCATCTCCTCGAACGTCATCAAACTCCCGCGCCTCGTGAACAAGGTCGCTCCGGCGAACGTCACCGAGACCGGCACGCGTGCGACGGCCGAGCCGTCGTTCGAGCAGATCGAGATCTCCGTCTTTGAGGACGCCGTCGACGTCCCCGTGACCAAGTGGCAGCTCGAGGACTCGAACCTCAACCTCGCGGCTTGGCTCCAGGGCCACATCATCGCGGGCTTCGCCGAGAAGGAAGGCCGCGACTTCGTCGTCGGCGACGGCGTCACTCAGGCCGAAGGCGTCATGACCTCCACCGAGGTCCAGACGCTCACGACCGCGGAGACGACGCTGAAGGTCGACGACTTCATTGACGCCTTCTATGGCCTCAAGACCGCGCACGCCCGAAAGGCCGTCTGGCTTATGGCGCGCCCGACGATGGCGATCGTCCGCAAGCTCCGCGACGGCGAAGGGAACCTCATCTGGCAGGACGGCAATCTCGCCGGCGGCCAGCCGAGCACGATCCTGGGCGCGCCCGTCTATGAGGCGGTCGACATGCCCAGCGCCGCCTCTGGCGCGACGCCGGTTCTCTTCGGCGACTTCGCGGCCGGCTACCAGATCGTCGACCACGTTTCGCTGGAGCTCGAACAGGACCGCCTGACCGAGTGGAAGAAGGGCCTCGTGCATCAGCTTGCGCGGCGTCGCTTCGGCGGTCGCGTCGTTAACGGCGAAGCCTTCGTCAAGCTGAAGCTGAAGGCGTCCTGACCATGACCACCACGACCACCAACGCCAAGTCGACGATCTCCGTCGCGACTTCGGCCACCGTTCCGGCCGACGCCGCCGCCTACAAGGCCCTGTCCTGGACCGTCATCAACGACGTGACGGAGATCGGCGGCACGTTCGGCGACACCTACGCCAAGGTTGAGGCCAAGGTTCTCGGCGCTCGCCGCGTCCGCAAGGGCAAGGGCTCCGTCGACGGCGGCGCGATCGAGCTCAAGGTTCTTCGCAACGCCTCCGACGCCGGCCAGACCTCGCTCCGCACGGCGCTCGCGTCCGACGAGCCGGTCTTCATCAAGATCGAGCTCGGCGACAAGCCGACCGGCGCGAACGCCACCGGCTCGATCGCCTACCAGCCCGTGCTGGTCTTCTCGGCTCCGGTTAACGGCGGCGACGCCGACAGCTACGTCGAGCAGACCTTCACGCTGGAGATCGTCGGCGAGACCATCGCCGTCGCTCCGGGCACCGGCGCGTAACAATGAAGCTCGCGGCGGAGGAAATCACGATCAGGATCGACGGAGAGCGCATTGTTCTCCGGCCGACCCTGCGCGCGGCCCTCCGCCTCGAACGCCGCCACGAGGGCCTCGCGACCCTGATCGCCAAGCTCCAGGACGGCGACCTCCTCACCATCGCCGACGTGCTGCGCGAGCACTCGTCGGCGTGGTCGGACGTCCCGTCCTTCATCGAAAGCCTGGGCGTCCCGCACGGCCTGTTTGCGGGGGTCCAGCATCTCATCCCGGCGCTCATCACTCACGTCTACGCCCTCGCCGGCGTCGACATCGAGGAGGAGCGCGACGAGCCGACCACCGGCGCGCGCGTCGCCTCCCGCGAGACCTTCGCCGAGCACCTGGAGAACCACTTCCGCGTCGGCACCGGCTGGCTTGGCTGGAGCCCGGCGCAGACCTGGGACAGCACGCCCGCGGAGATCCGCGCCGCTCAGGCCGGCTTCATCGAGCTCCAGAACGCCCTTCGCGGCGAGAAGCCCAAGAAGCCCGACAATCGGACGCTCGACGACAAGTTCGCCGACGTCTTCCTCGGCCTCAGCACGAGGCCCGCGGCGTGACCTTATTCCCTAATCGGAGCCTCCTTTTGACGGTTCCGCGGCCGATCGAACAACGAAAAGCACCCTGCCCGGCTCCGGCGTCCAAGCGGCGTTTCAATGGGGTTCAAGGGTGCGCGGCCGCACTTCTCTGTGGTGCCCAGTGATGCCCCGCCGTCCCGCCCGCTTCTGTAGCTGTGGAGCCATCGTTTCGGCCGGCCAGCGTTGCGCCTGCCAGATCCTCCAGGATCGCGCCCGCAAGGCCCGCCACGATGCGAACCGGCCCTCGGCCCGTGAACGCGGCTACACCCGCGACTGGCAGAAGGAGCGCGCGAACTTCCTAGCGCTCAATCCGTGGTGCGTTCGCTGCGACCGCGCCGCGACGGTCGTCGACCACATCCGGCCCCACCGCGGCGACCGCTGGCTGTTCTGGAACAAGGCGAATTGGCAGTCGCTCTGCGCGCCCTGTCACAACAGCGCCAAGCAGCGCGAGGAGCGCGCCTCCATCTTTTCGTGCGAGGCGCTCACCTAATGGCGCTTCCGACTTTCAACCCGCCCGTCCCGCCAAGCGCCGGCCTCTCGAACGAGCCGAAGATCAACCTGTTCGCGAACGAGTTTGGCGACGGCTACACGCAGCGTTCGCCGAAGGGCCTCAACCACATCCGCGACATGCCCGAGCTCAAGTTCGAGCTCCTCACCTCGGTCCAGGCCGCCGGCGTCGTCGCCTTCCTGCGCGAGCGCGGGGGCTACAAGCCCTTCCTCTACACGCTCCCCGACGAGACGACCGCCAAGCGCTGGACCTGCGCGAAGTGGAAGCACACGCGCGACGAGGCCGGCCGCAACACCATCACCGCCACCCTCGAACAAGACTTCAGCATCGCGTCGTGACCGTCCGCACGCCCAGCACCCTCGATGAACGCGAGCCCGACGCCGAGGCCAAACGCGACCGCACGCTTTGGCTTGCTGTCATCTCGCAAGCCTTAGAGGACGCGACCATCGTTCGCAGCAACGTGAGCGACATCGATCGTCAACAGGCACGCTCCTGGCTTACCGCTATGTCCGCGGACTACCGAGAAGTCTGCGCGCTCGCCGGCCTGGAGCCGGACCATCTTCGTGGCCATGCTGAGCGCCTCATTTCCCAAGTCGACGCCGGCACTAGAGAACATCATCAGCGCCCCGCTCTAAAGCGCTCCGCGTCGCGCTCCGCTACTCCCCGTGTGCAGACTGAACGCGTTCGCAAGTCGACCGCTGGCGCGAGCCTCACGTTCAACGGCCGGACGCAGATCCTCAAGTTCTGGGCGTCCGAGCTCGGCATCCCGGTCCACGTCATCCGCTCGCGCGTCCAATACGGATGGCCGGCCGACCGCATCCTCACGGAGCCTGTCAACGCGAGGCGCGGTCGACCCAGGACCAGTGACCGGGGGGTAGGTCGCGCCCAGGACGTCAACGCCGGGACCGGCGCGCACCGCACCGCGCAAATCTCCGGCTAATTAGGATTTTTTCGGCTCGTGATCGTCACCCTCTCCAGCATCAAGGCGCATCTCCGCATCGTCGGCACGTCCGACGATGAGCTCCTCGGCGACTACATCGAGGCCGCGGAGGATTACGTCCGGCAGTTCGTCGACCCGATGCCCGACCCTGTTCCGGCGAGCCTCAAACAGGCGGTCCGGCTCCTCGTCGCGAACTTCTACGAGCACCGCGAGGACACGATCGTCGGCCTGGACGCTCGCCAGCTTCCGATCGGCTTCTGGGACCTCGTCAGCCCGCATCGCTGGCAGGAGCCGGCGGCGTGAGCTCGAACAAGGCGGCTCTCGCCGCGATCCGCCGCGACCTCCTCAAGCGCATCCCGGCCCAGGTCGAGAAGGAGATCGGCAAGGCCCTGGACAAGTCCGCGCGCGAGCTCGCCGAGAACGCCCGCGCCCTTGCGCCAAAGGAGAGCGGCGACCTCGCGGACAGCATCCGCGTCGAGCCCGGCGCCGACGTCCTGGCGCGCAATGTCGTGGCCGGCGACGACAGCGCGCCGCAGGGGACCTTCATCGAATTCGGGACCGAGCACGCCGACGCCGAGCCGTTCTTCTGGCCGGTCTTCCGGCTTCTGGAGAAGCGCCGCACCGGCCAGATCAACCGCGCCGTGAAGAAGGCGCTGAAGGACTTCGAGCCGTGACGTTCGCCCCCGTCGCGGTCCATCGCGCCCTCCGCGCCCGCCTCGCTGGCACGGCCGCCATCGTCGCCGCCGTTCCTGCCGCGCAGATCGTGGACGCGCAGACGCAGCCTGAGGCTCCGGCCACGATCCAGATCGGCGAGGCCACGGCGCTGCGCGAGAACCTGACGCTCGCGCGGCGGCACGCCCGCGTGCTGGCGAAGCTGGACGTCTGGACCCTCGCCGGCGGCACCTCGGCGGCGCGGAACCTCGCCGGCGTCGTGAACGATGCGCTCCGCGACGACCTGGAGCTCGCCGACGGCTTCCGCGTGCTGGACCAGCAAGTCGAGCGCATCGTCTTCAGCCGCGACCCGAGCTCCGAACGCGGCCACGCCACGCTTTACGTCGGCGTGCTCGTCGAGGAGCCGATCCAATGAGGGCCGGCCGCCTGGACCGCACCATCGCCATCGAGCGCCTGGACGGCTCCGCAATCGACGCGGACGGCGTTCCGTCGAGCGCCTGGGCGGCCGTCGCCGAGCTCCCGGCCGAGGTCGTGAAGGCCGACGCCGACGAGTTCCTGACGGGCGCTGGCACGGCCTCCGCCGAGACCATCCTGTTCCGCACCCGCTGGAGCGACGACGTTCAACCGACCGACCGCGTCCGCTACGCCGGGCGCACCTACGGCATCACGTCGCTTGTCGAGCTCGGCCGCCGCGCCGGCCTGGAGATCCGCGCCACCACGAAGGCCCCCGATGCCTAGCCGTCACCGGGCCGGACGCAAGCCGGAGCCGAGGGCGGCGAAGGGCGCGATCAGGCGCGCCCCGAAGGCCCCCGCGCACCTGACGCCGGAGGCGCGCGCCGAGTGGAAGCGTGTCGCCCCGCTCATCATCGCGTCCGGCGCATTCGCCGCGGTCCACCTTCCTCTTCTGGAGAACTACGCCGTCCACCTCGGCCGCGTTCGCGAGCTCGAAACCGCTATTCAGGCGACCATGACCGCCGGCGGCGACATCTCGCGCCTCGTGCGGCTCCAGGACGCCCAGAGCAAGACGGCGCTCCGCTACGCCGCCGAGCTCTACGCCAGCCCGGCCGCCGGCTCGCGCTTCGTCGCGTCGGGTGCCGACGACGACGCCGACCTCGCGGACATGGGTATCTGATGGCCCGGCGTCCTGAATGGCTGTTCGACGGCTCGCCGATCGACGACCCGCTCGGCCATGGCGAGCGCGCGGTCCAGTTCCTCCGCGGCCTCCAGCACGCCGTCACCGGCGGCCCGTTCCAGCTTGACCCGTGGATGGAGCGGCTTGTCCGCATGATCTACGGCCCGCGCTGGCATGACGGCACGCGCCGCTATCGCATGGTCGACATCATGCTCCCGCGCGGCTCGCACAAGACCGGCCTCGGCGCGGGTCTCTCGATGCTGCACACGATCGGATGGGAGAAGCTCCCGATGGGACAGGTCGCGCTTGCGGCCTGCAACCGCGAACAGGCGCGCATCGCCTTCAACGAGTGCATGGGCTTCGTGGTCGCCGACCCGCGCCTCGGCAAGCACGTCAGCATTAGGGACAGCCGGCACGAGATCACGCACAAGGCGGCGCGCAGCACGCTCAAGGCGATCTCGGCCGACGCCGCGACCGCCAACGGCAAGACGTCGTCCTTCGTGTTGTTCGACGAGATTCACGCCTGGAAAGACCGGCGGCTCTACGACACCCTCCGCACCGGCTTGAACAAGGTGCCGGGCTCGCTCGGCATCGTCATTTCGCAGGCCGGCGTTGGCACTAAGAACCTCGCCGCGGACGTGTTCGGCCACGCGCGGCGCGTCGCCGAAGACCCTGACAATCCCAAGGTCGACCCGCGCACGCTTCCCGTCCTGTTCGAGGCTGAGAAGGGCGACGACTGGCGCGATGAAAGCCTCTGGCGCTACCTCAACCCTGGCCTGGACTGCGCGCCGGCCTATCCCGACATCGAGGGCATGCGGCAGTTGGCGCGCGAAGGACAGTCGCGTCCGGCCGTCCGCGACCGCTTCATGAACGACCACTTGAACCTGTGGCTTGATCGCGCGTCGAGCCCGTTCATCAGCGCAGAGACCTGGGCGGCGTCCCGTGGCGACGTCGACCTCGAACGCCTCGCCCGCGAGCGCGTCCCGTGCTGGCTTGGCGTCGACCTCTCGGCGGCGAACGACCTCACGGCCATCGTCGCCGTCTGGCCGGATCCCGACGCCGAGGGCCGCTTCATCACCTACCCGTGGTTCTTCGTCCCGGACGAGCGCATCAGCCAGCGCGAGGCTGAGACGCAGCAGCCCTATGCGGCCTGGGCGCGCGAGAACCTCATCATCCCGACGCCCGGCGAGACGATCGACCTCGGCGCCGTCGAGGCGAAGATCATCGAGCTCTCGCGCGAGTTCGACGTCCAGGCGGTCGCCTATGACCCGTATCTCTCGCACGGCATCGCGCCGCGCCTGATCGACGCCGACGTCCCCATGGTCGAGCAGCGGCAGGGCACCATCAGCATGATGCCGTGCATCTCGACGGCCGATCGCGTCGTCAACGGCAAGTTCCTGACGCACCCCGGCCACCCAGTCCTGAGCTGGAACGTCGAGAACATCGAGATCGAGTTCAACTCGCTCGGCCACAAGGTCCGGCTCAGGAAGCCGAGCCACAACCACAACCTCTGCATCGACGGCGCGGTCGCGCTCGTCATGGCTCTGCATCACGCCGCGTCCGGCAACTCGGCGCGGTCCATCTACGACGACGAGACCAAGCGCCCGGACGGCCCGCTCGTCATTCACGAGTGGGATTTCTGACATGGCCGACACGCCGCGCATCCTCGTCGCCTCCCTGGAGGCCCGCACCGCCGCCCTGGAGAAGGGGCTCAACCGCGCGAACGACAAGCTCAACCGCTCATGGTCGCAGATCGAGGGCCGCACCTCGAACGCCCGCCGCCGCATCGAGTCCGAGACGGCCACGCTGGCGCAGAAGGCGAACCAGAACCTCGCGCGCATCGGCGTCGGCCTGAAGCCGATCACCCTCGGCGTCGCCCTGGGCGGCTTCTCCGCGGCGGCGCTCGCCTCCGAAGGCGCGAAGCTCGCCGACGACTGGACGAAGGCGAAGAACAGCCTGCGCGTCGCCGGCCTGGAGGGCGAAAGCCTCCAGCGCGTGCTCGACAGCCTGTTTGACGCCGCCCAGGCGAACAGCGCGCCGATCTCGGCCCTTACCGACCTCTACGGCAAGGCCGCCCAGGCGTCCGGCGAGCTCGGCGCGTCGTCGAAGGATTTGATCCGCTTCTCCTCCGGCGTCGCGACCGCGCTCAAGGCCGCGGGCACCTCGTCGAGCGCCGCCTCCGGCGCTCTGACGCAGCTTGGCCAGCTTCTCGGCTCCTCCCGCGTCCAGGCCGAGGAGTTCAACAGCGTCAACGAGGGCGCGCGCCCGATCCTCCAGGCGGTCGCGGCCGGCATCGACGCCGCCGGCGGCAGCGTGTCGAAGCTGAAGGCGCTCGTCGCGGCCGGCGCGATCTCGAACAAGGACTTCTTCGACGGCTTCCTCAAGGGCTTGCCCGTCGTCGAGAAGATGGCGGCCTCGGCGCTCCCGACCCTGGAGGGCTCGGCGACCCGCGTCACGAACGCCCTGACCCGCTACGTCGGCCAGTCCGACGAGTCCCTGGACGCCACCGCGCGCCTGAAGGCCGGCTTGAACGCGCTCGCGGATAACTTCGACGCTACCGCCGACATGGCGCTGAAGGTCGCTGGCGTGATCGCGGCGGCGCTCGTCGGCCGCTCCATCGCCGGCATGATCGTGGCGCTTGGCAACGCCGGCGTCGCGATCCGCACCACGATCGCGGCCCTCACGGCGCTCCGCGGCGCCGCGACCGCCGCCGGCTTCGCCTCAGCCTTTGCGAGCCTTGGCGCGGCGGCCGGCCCGATTGGCGCGATCCTCGGCGCTGCGGCGGCTGCGGCCCTCTACTTCGCGACGAGGGGCGACGGCGCGGCCGAGGCCGCCCTGCGCGCCAGCGACAACATGAAGGCGCTCGGCGTCTCGGCGGACTCGACGGCCGATCAAATCAAGCGCGTCGCCGACGAGCTCGCCAAGCTCACGGGCGCGGAGATCAAGGTCAAGATCGCCGACACCTCGGCGCTCATCACGTCGAAGTATCGCCAGCTCCGCAACCTCGCGCTTCCGCAGACGGCCCAGGTCGGCCGCGGCAAGGTCCTCAACCCGGCGCTCGACGAATATCGCAAGCTCACCGACGCGTTCACGTCCGGCAAGGTCGACCTCGCCGCCTACCGTGACGGCCTGGACAAGCTGGCCGAGCGCTTCCCCAAGGCCACTGACGCCTTCGCCAAAGCCCAGGAAGCCGCTGCGGAATACACCGCGGCGCTGAAGACCCGCGCGGCCCAGGACCAGGCGCTCGCCGGCGCGCTGGACAAGCAGCGCGGCCCGTCCGCCCTCGATCAGGGCCTCGCCGCCGCGGCCGGCGTTCCCGACCCGTCCAAGTTCGGCCCGGCGGCGCTCGCCGAGGCGTCCAAGCCGGAAGATGAGAAGCGGATCGACAAACAGACCTCCGATCTCGTCGCGGCCTATGAGAACGCCGGCGGCAAGATCACCGACGCCGTGCGCGAGAGCTTCCGGGACATCGCCCGGCAGATCATCGCCGCCCAGGATGGCGCGAAGGCCGCCGAAAAATCCTTCAGCGCCAGCGCGGCCGGCAACGCCTTCAACATGATCGCGAAGTTCGAGGCGTTCCGGTCCTCCGCCTACTGGGACAAGAACCACTTCCGCGTCGGCTACGGCAGCGACACGACCACGGGCGCGGACGGCAAGGTCTCCAGCGTCGCGAAGGAGACGGTCGTCACCATGGCCGACGCCGTGCGCGACCTGAAGCGCCGGATCGGCGAGTTCCAGGCTGGCATCGTCGAGAAGATCGGCGCGGACCGCTGGGCGCAGCTTAGCGAACAGCAGCAGGCCGCGCTTACAAGCATCTCATACAACTACGGAAATCTTCCCGAGCGCATCGCCGCCGTGATCCGCTCCGGCGGCACCACGGCCGACATCGAGAAGGCCATCCGCGGCCTCGCCGGCGACAATGGCGGCATCAACCGCAACCGCCGCAATGACGAAGCGGACGCCTTCGCCGGCGGCGCGACCTATCAGTCGAAGCAGCGGGACACCGCGGCCGACTTCGACCGAAACCTTGCCCGCGACGGCCAGCGCCGCGTCGAAGACCTGGACGCCGAGACCGCCGCCCTTCAGCGGCAGGCCGAGGCGAACGGCACGCTCGCGGCGTCTCTCGAACAGTTCGACGCTAAGGCCGAGCACGCCCGCATCGTGCACGAGGAGCTCCGAAAGCTCGCGGACGCCGAGATCGAGGCGACGCCGGAAAGGAAGGCTGCGATCGAGGCCCTCGCCGACGCCGAGGTCGCGGCGGCGCAGCGGAAGATCCAGGCCCAACGCGGCGTCGACAAGGCCAAGGAGAAGGCCGCCGAGCACGAGCGAGCGGCGCAAGAGCTCTACGCCACGAGCCGCGACGCCTTCAAAGGACTCGCGACCGATCTCCTTCAGGGCGCGAGCGCCGGCGAGGCGTTCCGCAACGCCCTGTCGAAAATCGCCGACAAACTTCTCGATATGGTTCTGGACCAGCTTTGGACCCGTGCCTTCGGCGGCGTCGGCAATGCCGGCGGCGGGATTTTCGGCGGCATCGCCTCGCTTCTCGGCTTCGCGGACGGCGGCTACACCGGCCCCGGCGGCGTTCACGAGCCGGCCGGCGTCGTCCACAAGGGCGAGGTCGTTTGGTCTCAGGATGACGTCGCCCGCGCCGGCGGCGTGGCGGCTGTGGAGGGCATGCGGCTTGGCCGACGAGGCTACGCCCGGGGCGGCGTCGTCGGCCTCCTCCCCGGTGTCTTGCCTCCGCTCGCGGCCCCTGCACTCCCGAGCGCTGGCGCGGCGCTCGGCGGCACGCCGAACCAGACGATCGCCATCGCGAACGAGATCACCGTGACCGGGAGCGCCGGCACGCCGGAGCAGAACGACGACCTCGCGAAGCGCATGGCGAAGGAGGTCGAGGCGAGCATGCGGGGCGTGGCCGTGGCGGAGATGCAAAAGCAGCTTCGGCCCGGCGGTCTCCTCGATGCGGCCGCCCGTCGCCGATAGAACCCCGCTGGGACGCGCTAGGGAGTCCACTGGCGGCGATTTCGAGGTCGGGGGCGCCATGGGTAGCGGCGAGAGGAAACGGCCGCTGACGGACTCCTGAAGGGCTCCAGAACGTGCAGATACACACCGGACCTCTCCTCTTGAGGTTTTCAGCTTCGGCGGCGGAGCCGCCGGGGCGAGCCGGAGCGTGCTTTGAGTAGAAGTTGAGGCCGGGGCTTCCACGCCGGAACAGGCCTAGACCTGGGTCTCTCCGGCGAGGGTTAAGGCCCTGGCGCGGCCGCAGGCCGCGCCCCCGAGCGAAGCGAGGGTCTACCTTGCGAGCGAAGCGAGCCGGAGGAGTGTCGGAGCTGAGCGTGTCCGTCCGTCGCCTCCCCCTCCGGAGGAGTCTACTTCTAGGTATATAACTTATAACTACGTAGTAGTTATGCCTTAGACGCGCACACGCATAATGCGCACGCCCCTATGCCTGCGCACGTGTGGTAATCCCCGGCTCGCGGCGCAAGGCCCTTCCGGCGACATTTTTTCTTCGTGTCGGGCGCTCCGTCCGCGCACCGCCGCTCTCGGATCGCTATAGGGCCACCATGATCGAAAACCCGCGGCCGCCCCCGCGTCGCAAGCGCGGCATGAACAACATTCCCACGAAAACTAAGTAACTACTTACTTATACTTAAGTTTACCAGTTGACGCAGGCATTGGATGGACTCAAAAGACCTCATCACTCATCGGGGAACTACCGCAGTGCCTGACCTTTTCATTGATGACGTCGCCTTTGACCGGCTCGTGGAGGCCCTCTCTCGCCCGAGTTGGCAGGGCGCTGCGCGCGCTCTCTCCGCTGCCGGCGTGGAGCCCCGCGCCGAACTCATTACAGCCGTGGTCGCGGCCGGCCTTGAGCCGTGCATTGTTACGGGCGGCGTCGATCGCAACGCGATTATGCGGGCGCTCGGCGACGTTGGCGGCGTGTGGCCGGAGTCGATCCTTCCCGACGTCACCCGCGCCACGATCGAGCACATGCGCAGGCAGGACGCCGCGATGGCCGCTGCGTGACTCAGGGGCGACCGTGGGCGGGCTTTCGGGGCCTCTGGGCTCCCGGCTGCCGGCGCGGATCAAGCGGGCGCTGGTGAGTCCCTGAGAGCCTGAAAGAAAATCGACAGGCCCCTCTTGCGCGCCAAGCGTTGCATCTCATATACGTTGCATCAGATGCAACGACAGAGAAAACGGGATGGCTAAATCGTCGACCGAGCGGGCGCGCGAGCGCCGCGCTCGGCTGAAACAAACAAGGGCGACAATGCCCGACGCCGCGACCGGCTACATCGTCGGCAACTTCACTGACTTCACGATGTCGGACGAGGTGATCGACCTCGGCGAGCGTGGCTTGTTCGATGCCCCAGGCCCCGCTTGGGCTAGGGCCGAAGAACTGCTCGCCGAGATCGGGATGCCGATGGTTCCGGCGACCGACTGGCGGGACGCCGAGCGTGCCGTCGAAAATATGGCCGAGGCGGCGAGCCTGATCGCGGCCGTAGTCAACGCCTTCAAGTGGCAGGAGATCAACGCCGCGATCGAGCGGCTGAAGGATGCGGACCTCACGGACCCGGCGGCGAAAGCGACCGCCCTTCGCGAGGCCGTGAAGCTCGACGCAATCAAGCGTGGGCTGACGAAACGGACGCGCCGCGACTTCGAGGCGACGTCCGTCAAGGGCGAAGTCGGGAACGACTAGCCAGAACGAACGACGCCGACCTTTCGGCCGGCGTCGCCCTGAAGCCTACCAGACTTCCACCAATCGCAGCGCGCCAACGCTGCGATCAGCCAGAAAGATTAACTTATGAGCGCTCCGCGCATCAAATCGACGAGTGAACTGAACGCCGAACCTCTGCTGACTCTCGATGTTATCAACGAGCAGATCGACGCCTACAATGCTGATTGCGCCGAGGAGGGAGAGCCCTTCGAGGAAGTCACGCTTCCTCGCGTGTTGACCGAACTTCTGCTCGGGCCGGACCATCAATCCGGCTGCTACGATTATGAGGCCGCTCAAGTCGTCCAGACGATCAACAGCAGGATCATCGCCGAGGCTGCTTCTCGTGCCGACGTTGATCCGTGGCCCAACCTGTCACGTTGGATGGTCATCCACATGGTCGGCAACCGCACCAGCTATCGCACACACCCCGGCATTTTGAAGATCATCCGCGGCGGCGACACCGGCGCGGACAGCCCGCTCACTCTAGAGGAAAAGTTCCTCTGCGCGCGCTACCGGAAGTGGCTTGAGGCTCCGTCGAAGAAGAGGGCGGCCGCGTGAGCACCCTCAGCACCGCCGACCGCGCTCGCCTCGCGGACTACCTCAACGGGGCGCTCGGAGCTCTCGCCGCCGGCGACTTCGACCATGAGACCGCTCTCGCTACTGTGCTGGAAATGACGGACGCCATCCTGGACGGGAACCTCGCGCGCGTCCGCGGTCGCCTGGACGAGCTCGACGAGTATGCGGCGTCGGAGGAGCCGGAGGACCGGAGGAGCACCGAGGAAGTCGAGTTCGCGGATTTGCCCCAGGCCGATCTGGACACCCTCATGTCTGAGCTCGACCGCTCATCGGCGGACCTTCGTCGCCTCGCCTGACGACCCCCAGAGCGACCCTAGAAGCGGCCCGCCCTACCGGCGGGCCGTTGGCTTGTGGATAGCAGGCCGCGCGGCGCGCGAATGGAGCTGGTCCGTTGTATGTTCTCCACACCCGAATCAGGAGAAGTGAACATGCAGCAGTCCGACGACGAGAACCTCCGCGGCCGGATCGACGACCTTGAGGCGATGGTCAACGGTCTTGTCATCGCCATCGCCGCGCGCGACATCGGCGTGACCCTGGACACCAGGAACCCAAAGGTTCGCGACTTCTACAAGGCCAATGTAGCGCGGCCCTGGGACGCTCGGCTCCAGAAGTCCGGAGCCATGGCTGGCAACGGTTACCACGACGCCGGCATCACGGGCCGCATCGAGGATATGGCGGAGAAGCTCAAGGCCGATCTCGGACCCGAACGCGCATGAGCCAGACGCCTTCCAAATGGTCCAGCCCAATCATAGTCACACTGATCTCCGTGTCGCTCTCTGCAGGCCTGGGCTTAGGAAGCAACGCCTGGGTCAGTTGGATTAACGCTTCAGCGCAAGCTGATCTTGAAAGATCGAAGGCTGAGGCGACTCGGATTCTTGAGGTCATAAAGACAGGAGACCCTGACAAAGCGGCAGCTAATCTGAGGTTTTTGATTGATACAGGCCTAATTCCCTCTAGCGAGAAACTGAGCCAATACATGAAATCTCGTAAAGAGGGCGAAGGAGCCTCGCTTCCTGTGAGCACATCATCTCCACCTAAGATTGAATATAAATTTATAGAGCGAGTTAAGAATAGTGAGTGCATCTTCGAGAACAACACTGACATAAATCAAGTATTTGTCGCATATACTAATTTATTGAAGTCCAAAGGTTTTGTTGTGGTCCCTGGAAAATACAAAGAACTTAATGAAAGCATTGCTGTTAGAGGAGGTGAAATTAAGAAGGACTCTATAAGGTATTGGCCTACCGATGCGAAGGAGGGCCCAAGGCTGAACATCTTCTATAGTCGCGAGAATGGCATCAAAGATGAAGATGTTCATTTGATCGACGAAGTGTCTGCCTTCCTGGGCGTGAAATTCAAATGTGCCGGTTCCTTTGGCCCTGGCGCGCGCTTCGACACGACCATCAATGACGTAGTGGAGTGAGATTATCGTGACAGCGGTAACGGAGCATTCAACCCGAACCGCTGCCGTTCAAGGAGGCGTGGCGGCAGACCGACGCGTTCGCCGACAAGCACGGGATCAAGACCGTCTACATCCGCGAAGGCGTCGTCAGGCTGCAGGGATAAAGAGCCGACACGTCGAGTCCCTCAAAGGCGATGGCGTCGATCATCCTGGCGCGCTGTTCGATCGTCCGCGGCTTCTCGTTGCCGTAGCGTCCCGTTGTCGTCGCCTTGCCGTGGCCGTAGAGCGGCGCGAATTCCGCGTCGTCAAAGCCCGCCCGACGCAGCGCGTCTGACACCGTGTGCCTGAAGGAGTAGAGCGACAGCTTCGACGACGGCCCGGCGTCCGTCTTCACGCCGATGTCGCTCAGCAGCCGCGAGAACTCGCGAGAGAGGTCCGGCACCCATTGGCGATCGTTGCGCTTGGCCTGGGGGAACACGCGGCGCTCGCCCTTGGCCCTCAGAGAGTCCACATAGGCGAGGAAGCCCAGCCGTTCGAGCTCAGGATGGATCGGGACCACGCGCGGCGAGCTTTCGGTCTTAAGCGTCTTGTCCTCGTCGTTTTCGGTCGTGATGTGCATGATCCACCGACCATGCGCCTCGCGCACGTCCTCGACGAGGAGTTGCGCGAGCTCGCCCGGCCGCGCGCCGCTGTAGAGCATCACGAGGGGGATCCAGAACCGATGATCCCGAATCATGTGGTTGCCGGCCCTTCGCATCTTCGCTTCGCTCTCCGCGCCCGTGAACAGCGGCGAGGCGAAGATCTTCGGCAGCGCGTCCAGCGGGAACGGCTTGCCCGTTCCCTTCTTGATCGTGAGCTGCATACGCGACAGCGGCGACGCCTGAATGTCATCGTGCGCCAACAGCCAGTCGCAGAACGCCCCTAGGCTCGCGAGATAGCGGTTCACCGTCCTAGGCGTGATCGTCGGCTTGCCGACCGTCTCATTGAGCTCGACGATCTCGCGCATGGACTTACCGCGGAAAACCTTCGTCTCGGCCGCCTTCACCGGGTAGAGCATCAGCAGCCGCTTCCACTCCGCGCACGCGCCCCGCGTGATGGCCTTCACCGTCGACCTGGGCGGCAGTGTCGAGACGAAAAGCGCGACGGCCATCCGGTTCATGTTGAGTGTGTCGGCGGTAATGCCGCGCGGGTTCTCGCGAGCGTAAGCCTCGAACCGATCCATGATGCCTTCGCCGGGCTTTGCTCGCGGCGTGGCCGGGGCGCTCACCAGGGGGTCGCGAGCCTCGCCGGAGAAGTCGCCCTCGTCGCGCTCCTCGGCCCGCTTGTTGGCCTCTTGCTCGCCCCGCTGAATGGCGTTCGCGATCTTCCGCCAAGCTGCGTCGCCCGGCGAGGCGTCCAAATGGCGCTCTCTCACGAAGTCGGCGACGTCCTCCTTAACGGTCGTGTCGCCGAAGCGGCCCGCTTCGGCCTTGATCGCGGCGCTCCGCTGCCGGCGAGCCGCAGCAGGGTCGGCCAGCGCCTCCCGGACACCCTGGAAGATGCGCCAAGCCGTAAGCTCGTCGTCGGGATGCTCACGCTGAAGAACGCGCCAAACGGCGTCCAGATCGGCTTCCGAAGGAGGATTGAGCCTAAGATCCTCGTCGGCAGCATCGAGCCGCCGGTAAGTTCCCAATGCAGCCTCGTGTAGGTCATCCTGCGTCAAGCCGACGCGCGGACGGAGCTCCCATCGCTTGGCGGCGAACTCCCGATCGAACTTCACCCTCTCCAGATTGGCCCGCTTTTTCGCGAGCTCCGGGGCGTTCGTCTGGAGGCTCACCCAAATCTGTTCGCGCTGCCTACCGCTCGCCGAAAGGTAGAGCGAGCGCACGTCCCGCGGGATCGTGACGCGTAGATAGAAGATCCCGTTGTCTCGCTGGACAGGCTGGGCAGTGCGGGCGTTGCGAGGCAA